GTTGTGTACCCATCCTTATACAGTTTATATACCTAGATCTAATCCACCTTGTTGTCAATGCCAACGGTGTTATGAATGTTTACCTATAGTTGCTGAAAATATATCGGAGAATAAAAAATGATATCACCTCCTCCAAAACTGGAAGATTTACGCGCCGGTACGAGACTCATCGCCGGTTTAGGTTACTCGACAATACTTCCCGATATGGATTTTGAAACCTACAGCCCTGCCGGGTTTGTATGGAATGAAGAAAAGAATAAGTTTGTAGCACCGCACGGTTGTCGCGATAAAGGTTTACCCGCAACAGGTGCCGCACGTTATAGCGAACACCCTGACGCCGAGGTGCTTTGTTTGGCTTACGATTTAAAGAACGGCGAAGGGCGTAGACTGTGGGTACCTACAACCGGAGATACTCCCTTACACTTGTGGGCATACGTAAACGCAGGCGGCCTTATCGAAGCTTGGAATGTGGCCTTCGAGTATTGGATATGGACTAATATATGCGTCCCCAAATATGGTTTCCCACCGTTAGACCCTAAGCAACTACGATGCGCTGCAGCTAAGAGTCGCGCCCATGCCTTACCCGGTTCGTTAGCCCCTGCAGGTACTGTGGTCGGCATTCAAAACCAAAAAGACAAAGATGGCAAACGGTTAATTAATAGATTTTGCATCCCCCGTGACCCTACGCTTAAGAACGATAGTAAGCGCATTCTGCCACACCAAGACCCACAAGACGCACAACGTCTCTATGAGTATTGCTTACGGGATATTCAAGCCGAATCGGAACTATCTTCACTCACCCCCGATTTATCAGAAGATGAGTTGAAGTTCTGGCAATGTGACCATGCGATTAATGTTAGGGGTGTGCAAATTGATTTACCCCTAATCGACAATTGCATTAAAATTCTTGAGACCGTTTACGATAAGTATAATCAGGAGCTATGCAGTATTACCGATGGCGTTGTAAAAGCCGCAAGTAAACTACCTGATATTAAGAAATACTTAGAATCACGTGGCGTAAGTGCGAATAGCCTAACGGATGACATTATTACAGAGTTACTTCAAATACCCGAGTTACCCGAGGATGTGCTGCGTATCTTACACATACGTCAAATGGCGGGTTCTGCATCTGTTAAAAAACTTTATGCTATGAAAAATCAAGTTTGCAAAGATGGCCGATTGCATGACTTATTTATATATCATTCAGCACGAACAGGACGCGCTGCAGGCACCGGCCCACAGCCTCAAAACCTACCGAATAGCGGCCCCGAGTTATCTCTGTGTAAGCAATGCGACAAACATTACTTTTATATCAATGGATGCCCTTACTGCGGCCATTTGCAATACGAAATGATCCGCGCTGAATGGAACCCGAAAGCGGTTGAGGAAGCTGTAAAAGTGCTTAATACGGGTAACCTTGCCGCCGTTGAACATTATTACGGAAATGCGGTTGAAATGATATCTTCGTGTTTACGTGGGATGTTTATATCGGCACCGGGTAAAGACTTATTATGTTCGGATTATAGTGCAATTGAAGCGGTAGTGTTGGCGGCAATAGCAGGTGAAGAATGGCGTCTGGAAGTATTTAGAACCCACGGCAAAATATACGAAATGTCGGGTGCTAAAATTACCCATATATCTTTCGAAGAAGTTATCGAATATGCGAAAGTTAACGGTAAACACCATCCGTGTCGGAAGTTGGGTAAGGTTGCAGAATTAGCTTCTGGTTTCGGTGGGTGGGTTGGCGGTTGGAAAGCTTTTGGCGCAGGTGAGTTCTATACGGATAGTGAGATAAGAGACGCGGTTTCCGCATGGCGTAACGCTTCCCCATCAGTAGTGCAGTTGTGGTATGGGTTGGAAAAAGCGGCAAAAGATGCGGTCGGGATGCCAGGCGCAGAGTTTATCTATAACGGCATAAAATACATATGTAAGCAAGACGTACTTTATTGCACTTTGTTATCGGGTAGGTTAATCACCTACCACAAGCCCATATTAGCTATTGGCGACCGAGGGTTATCCCTAAGTTATGAAGGGTGGAACACCAATCCCAAACATGGCCGGGTGGGATGGACACGCATGGATACCTACGGCGGTAAATTAGCGGAGAATGTAGTACAAGCTACGGCACGGGATATCTTAGCACATGCGATAGTTACCTTAGAGGATGTCGGTTTCCCAGTAGTTCTACACGTACACGATGAAATAGTGTGCGAAGTGTCAGAAGGTACGCAACATCATTTTTTAGCACGCATGGAGGACATTATGTCCACAATGCCCAAATGGGCCGAAGGTTGGCCGGTAATAGCAAAAGGTGGCTGGAAGGGTAAACGCTATGCGAAATAGTTATCCCGGTATTTGCTATAGGTGCAAGAAAGAAGTTAAAACCCGACAAGGGCATTTTGAAATAATACCCCGCAGTCAGCGTATAAACGGGGTTAAATGGCGATTACAACATGCAGGATGTGCAATTGCATTTAGGGGGACAAATGTTGGAAAAGATAAAGAAAGTAGTTGACGCCCTACATTTACGGAGCTATAGTCGGTCTGTAACTAACAAAGGGAGATTAACTATGGATTGGTTTATTGAAACTCTTTTGATACTAGGTTTAATTTTTGTAACTTGCTATTCACTTAAAATTAACCAAGACGCAATACAAGCAATGGATAAGCAAAATAAACAGATACAAATGATGTTCGTGAAATCTTAAGGATATTTATGGAAAAAACAATATTTGAAAAAGAATACGGTGGTGACGATATTAGTGACATTTTTGAGGATATTCATTATGAAATAGAAAATGCTAACCTTGGAACAGATGAGTACGGAATGTTTAAAGGAACTTTTTCTGTAAAGATTACTCATAAGGAAACAGAATGAAACTATTAGATAGATTAATGATCGTAACAATGGTACTGGGCGTTTACGCCCTTTCCACCGCTTACACGTATAACGTATCGAAACGGTTAACACACGTAGAATCTGTAACATTTGGGGGTGACCGATGTCCGATAAAGTAACCTTTAAAAACATTATAATTTTCATTTCTATAGTAATTTTGGGATTGTTTGTCTTTTGTTTACTAATAGGGATTTCGGCAGTACTAATTCACACTTTTGAAATTTTAGGGGAAAATATATTTAATAAGATCGATGTATTTTTTGGAGTTAAATGATGTCAGACAATATAAATCATCCCCCTCATTATAATAACTCACTAGCACAATGCGAGTGTGGACGAAGAATAGAATGTATAGATGTTACCCGTCATATGTCATTTTCTATAGGAAACGTCATTAAATACTTGTGGCGTTACAAAGACAAAGACGGATTAGAAGGTCTTAAAAAAGCACGTTGGTATTTAGAAGATGCTATAAAACAAATGGAAACTAGATAATGCTAACCATAAACGAATTTAATCAAATAAAAGCTTCACTAAAAGTTATGGGAGGAGCACTACTAAATGACGTTCATCATATACCTGAGATAAATGTAGTTTATGTATTACAAGAATTCACCCAACAAGAACATGGAATAAAAACCATTTCAATACCGTGCAGGGAGACTAAATAATGTATATGGTTCCCCAACATTACATATGCGAAAAATGTAACTATGAATACGCATGGTCAATACATCATGAAAATTTAACTCCATACAGCGCTCCCTACTGCCCAAAATGTTATAAGGAATTTTTAGATAAGAATATCCCTATAGGAAAAATGAAGGAGACTAAATAATGCCAATAACTTTCACTGTTGAGGATGTCGATTCCATTAGTATGGAGCAGATAATAGAAATACAAAAATTCATATCAGATAGGTCGAAGTCTATTACCTATGCATGTATTAACCTTGTTCCCGGCGATCCACTTACCGAGATTGTTTTATCCGACTATGTAAATATTGAGAGTTGGGTATCCCCCTTAAAATTAACAAAACCGCAACCCCGCTATAAAACTCTAGAAAATAAAAGGAACCTTAAACGTGATTCATTCAAGTGATTTATCCCCGGAAGCAAACAGATTCGCAGATTTACTCGAGCAAGCTGGCGACCATGCGAAATCAGAAATAAAAGAAGATTTAAACAAAATAGCAGAAAATATCTATGAAAAAATGTATGAAACAATGGATCTCTGGTTTGCTTCAAATATTAGAGATAATTTTTTACAAACGGTAGCTTATGAAGTCAGCGGCATAATAAGAGATTTATTAAGCGGAAACATAGACGCTATTAAAAAATGTTATATAACCAGTGAGTATACTTTCGATAATTTACACAATATCCGGTTAGCCATTTGGAAAGCTGCGGCTGTTGAGGTGGAATATTCAATCATAAAAGAACAGGCTAATCAGATAGCTAAGCTAAGAATGGATGTCGAACACTACAAAAGGGATAGGTATTAATGAGAGTTTATATCGTAGTTTGTGAGTACGGAGCGGGCCGTTGGGTTTCCATACGTAAAGTGTTTTTAGACGAAGCTAAAGCCCACAGGTATGCAAAAGCAAATCAAGACGAGGTCGAAGAGTACGAGGTCGAAGAGTACGAGGTCGAAGATGCGTAAAACCCTTATATGTAAATTATTCGGCTGTAAGCCTACTCTTGTAAAAATAGGAAAAACATTCCGAGAAGTCCAGTGTAGGTATTGCAAATGGATTTTTAAGGGTTCTAAAGAAAAATGTTCAATAACACAGGTGAAGTATGAAGAAAATAATACGAATAGATGATGATAGCGAAAACACTTACTATATACCCGCAAATAAAATAATATTTATAAAAAGATATTGTCAATACCAAGAATACTCTTCTTTTCATAAAAACTATCAAATGCATATCCGTGTAGTTGAAAATGACCGTCTAATAATTAAAAGTTTTGATACCGAGGAGCTTTTAGATACTTACCTAGCTACATTTCTTATTTATCTCGAGGATTTCGTATGAAGAAAATAATCGACTATAGTTTTGTCAGGGTAACTCAATCTTTTGCAGACTTAGTACCTCTAGTACGTGAGTCAATAAAACACGGATGGGTTCCTCTGGGAAATCCAGTATTAACCGATCCTTATAGATACCAATTTTTAATCAAATACGAAGAGGTGTAAAAATGGATTTTGATGAACTAGTAGATAATATTGTTAACGGTGAACCATTGGGCGAAGAATTTGAAAAGGCGTACTTTGATAATGCGTGGGAACTATATGATAATGAGTAAACTATTGGAAGAACAAGTCACATCAATCGAATTGTGCCAGAACCTTCAAGCACTAGGGGTAACCCGAGCATCTACCTTTTGCTGGAGCAATGTGGACACCCCCTACCCTCAATTAGTTTTACGTGGTTGGAGTCCTGAAAGGTCTGGCGATTTCTTGCTGCCAACCTACACAACCTCTGAACATTTAGACGTCTTACCCAATGTGATTAATGGGTATGGGGTTCTTAAGTTATCCAAAGCCCTCGGAAATAACGATTGGATTTGCAGTTACGATAACGGCAACGTGGTTCCTGATGTCTACTTTATAGACCCTAAATTACAAAATGCGCTTGCTAAATTGCGGTGCTACCTTATAGCGGATGGACGTATATGAAAGCCTTTGTCTTATTTCTAATATTCACATACTACATGACGGTACTCATAGGAACTGTTGTTCTTATACAAGGGTACGGGTGGTCTCCGTGGTGGATTGTATTAGCGATTTTATTAGGTATTGAGGTTAAATTTAAGGATTAAAAAAATGCCCTTTGTTACTGCCGTAATGAAGGGCCAATCTTAAGGAATAAACTTTATAATCTTAGCAATTTTTAAACCTTTTCGAACAGCAATTTTTTCATTATCTGCTCGTACTAAATCGGCAATCTGTGACTTTGCCCCATTTAAGAAATCTGTGTGAAATGGCAAGTTTACCCAAAACCCAAAAAACCATCGCTTCTTTTGGATGCCGTAATTACCATTAACGTACTGTACTATCCTGTACCTGTTCATTTTTTACATACTCTGTAATGTACTCAACTAGGACTGCCGTCATGGTAGTACCTTTTCGGATTGCAGCAACTTTAAATTCTCGATGTAAATCTTCATCGATAAGAATGTTTAAATTAAACATGAAGCCGACAATCTCCAATTATTTTTATGTATAGGCTCTCGGCTTCCCTCCGTTAACCATAATGAGATCATTATATCATTATTTAGACAGGAGTAAAGTCTTGAGCTAACTCTTGAATCTTATCCTTCTCAATCGTCCGGGGTGTACCTTCAAGCCGCCAGTCGAATGAGTAAGGATTTCTAATTCACTCTGATTCTGAGTTGTTACTTCCGCTATGATTCATCGAGGTAACTACCCTTGATAAATCGACAACTTGTTTTTGCACTTCGTTCAAGTTGCTGGACTGCTGATAGCTTGTGCCGCCCAGTATCGTGATAACTGCAGTTAGGATTGCGATTATGATGTTTTTAGGATTCATTCTTTCTTCTCCGGTGGTTGTTTTGTCAAATGTAAGTTAATGCCGAAGCCTACGGCCATTGCCGTTGCTCCACTTGCAAATTCGACTGCTGACCATCCGTGGCCAAGAAAGGTATTATAGAATGCGAGTAAATAATAAATGTTAAAACT